CCCCCTGGACCGTTACGGTTACCGGGGCGGCTCCTCCTACGTCGCAGAGAAACAACGACCGTTTGGTATGCACCCTGACAAGTGCTAGCCAAATCCAGATCCTTGGCAACGCTCACGGCGATGCCCTGGCGTTCGACGTCGACGACGTTCAGCGGGTTGTTATGCGGGCTCGAATCGGGGCATCGACCTTCACCAGCGGCTCGATTCTGGTATTCGGATTGGGCTCGGCTCGAAACGATACCGCCGACGACGTGGCGGCTAACGCTTGGTTCCGCATGGAAGGGGCCAACAGCACGACGCTTGTTTATGTCGAGACCGATGACGCGGTTCGAGACAATAACGACGTTTCGACGGGCGTTACCCTTGGCACGACGTACAAGGAATTCGTGATTGACTTCACAGGCGGCAAGCAGGATGTCAAGTTCTACATTGACGGCCAGCGAGTCGCAGCCTCGACGACCTTCGATATGTCGAGCTACTCGGCAGGGCTCCAGCCGATCGTTCAACTCCAAAAAGCGGCGAACACAAACGTCGATGTTTTCGAGTTGGATTACATCGAAATCGTCGCGAAGCGTCAATAATCGATGACCCTTCACGATACCATCATCGAGGATGCCAAGAAGGTATTCGCCAACCCGCAAGACTTCGCCGAATCGATCGTTTACTACAAAAGAAACGGTCGATCGAGGAAGATCAACGCGGTAGTTGTGCGGGATGATTCTTTGCAACTACCAGAGGCGTCAGACCTAGTGACCCCACGGTTTACGGTCTACGTCTCAAATGATGGATCGGAAGGCATCGAGAGCAAAGAGCTAGACCTCGGCGGGGATCAAATTGGGCTATCCCCCCGAGTAGGCGAACCAGCGGAGCGGCGGTCTATTGTTCGACTTGTTGAGCATGATGAAGGGATGTTGGTTTTAGAGTGTCGTTAGCAATCATCGAGTTAATCGCGGTCGAATTAGAGTCCAGGCTATCGGCTATGGTGGGCGATTCGACTACGTACCCAACCGATGTTCAGGAGGTCAAGCGACCTACTCGATTTGCCAACTACACGCCGATCGATCGCCAAGTTATCATAACTCAGGGAGTCCAAAACGAAGTGCCTGAGCTATCCTGTCCGGGCAATCCTCCGGCGGTTGCTTTGGCTCAGCAGTTCAATATCCGGCTGGTTTTGATGCCTTCGGAGCGAAGCCAAGACGCAATCGACACGCTACTGAATCAATTTGGGTCAGATGTTCGCAAGTGCATCTGCACCCCGGCTAGCTCCTGGCATACGTTCGACGGCAACGCTTTGTTTGCTAACTTCGGGACCAAGATTAACTTTACCTCCGATGGCGGTATCGACGGGGCGAACATGCAGTTGATCGTAACCTATCGAGTCGATGAAGACGATCCGACGGTAAGGCGGTAAGGCAATGATAATCGACATCCAGGCACACGAAGAAAAAGCGATGCGGGCAGCCGAGCGGGTGACGAACTACGCCGACGGTCTCGAAAAGGCTTTCAGTAATCGCGTTGACGAGGCGACAAGGGACGCGAGAAACCGAACACAGCGCGAAATCGTCACGGCAATGGCGGTCGAAAGGGTCGAGGAACTCAGATCCTTTTGTGTCGACGAAAAGATAATCGACAACGTACTAGCCAAAGAATCGATTCTGAAAATCGACGATACGTTTACCGTACCGCTTCGAGCGTTCAAGGCTAGGCAAACCGTCGAAGGGGTCGAGATTGAATTCGTTCGAGGCACTCCGGCAATGGTATTCGATGGGGCCTTCGGGCCTAAGATCGCCAAGCTAGGCAGGAACATTTACAAGCGACTCGGACGGGCTCGATTCCCAATCCAGAAACTAAGAGACTTGCAAGCAACCAAGATCGAGGGCGTCAAGGATGCTTTCGATCGCGGGGCGGCTCAGGCTAAATCGATAATGGTTCGCAAACTCAAAGAAGCCAAACAGGACGCAAACGACATACTCGGAAGGGACAAATATGCTACTACGTAAAAAGACCGTTTTGGGTGCAAAGATCGAATCGACCGTAGGGACAGTCGAAACGCTCGCGGCAGCGGATTGCACGGTTAATGCTTATGACCTTATGATTCAACCAGAGGCTACATTTGAGGAGCGGCAGGGGCAAGGCGGCTTCGGTCGCTTAACCTCGATTCCAGGGGCCAGAATTGGCAGGGCTACATTCTCGGTTGACCTAGCCTACGATGGATCGGCAGTTCCCGCATGGGCCAGCACTTTTCTACCGGCTTGCGGCGTTGTGCTTTCGACGGCTACCTACTTCCCGAAAACCGAAGTTCCGGCATCGGGGAGCAGCGTAAAGACCCTCACAATCGCGGGGTTCTTCGATGGCGTTCGCAGGCAGATTTACGGGGCGGTCGGCAATGCTCGGTTTATCCTGCCTACCGGGCGAATGGGGCGGGTTGAGTTTGACTTCCAAGGCGTCTACAGCGACGAAGCAGACGTTGCGATTCCAAGCTCGATCAACTACGTCAACACGCTACCGCTTCGCGTTGCTGGCGGTGCAACGTCTTGGGCGTCGGCTAATATCTGCCTAGAGTCGGCAACGATCGACCTTGGCAACGTGATTACCGCTCGGGAATGCTCAACTTCGGCGGCAGGCGTCGATAGCTTTGTTATCACGGATCGCAATCCAAGGATTACCGGCAATCCAGAATCCAAGCTTATTGCCACTCAAAACCGATACAGCCAATTCCGCGACGGGACCGAAGCTAGCCTATCGTTTACTATCTCGGGACCAACGACCTCGACGCTTGTCTTTACCGTCCCCAAGGCCCAGCTAGTAGCCAAGCCAATGGGCGAGCGGAACGGCATTATGACCGATCAACTTGAATGGCAAGCCAACAAAAACGTGGACGCTTCGGATCAAGAATTTTCAATCGCTTTCAACCATGCAGCCTAATACATTCGCAGACAAAATCGACGGGTGTGACATCGAGTTTACCTTGAATCGCTTGAAGTTCCGAAAAACCGAACAGGTCTTGGGGCTTATAAGTGATTTCAGGGAATCGACCGAGCCAAAGAAGCAGATGGCAGCAATTCGCGAAGCCGTCTCGATTTGCTTGGCCGGTTGGAGTCTCGACAAGCCCATAAGCGATTGGGACGAAGAGATCGAAGTTGCCGACGCGGTAAAGCTTGTCAGTTGTTGCTTACGCGGCAACTCGGCTAGCGAAGGTGATAAAAAAAAATAAGGACAGCCGCATTCATCCGATGCGGCGAACTATGCAAGTCTTGCACTCGAAACCAATGCAACAACAAGCCAAGCAGCGACCTTCCGTTGATGTTAGCTTGTCCAGGTTGCGACGAATCCGGGTGCGATGCTTGCGAGGGTCGAGGGTATTTTGAAATCGTCGATTGCCCGAAGGATTACGTAGGGCATCGAGTCAGTTCAGCGGCTAACCTTGCGGCTTGGGTCTCGAAAGGGATCTTGCCGGAGGCAGGCGGGATTTACGATCAGGACGCTTGGTTTGTTTCTGTGCAAAATGCACTCGACGCAGACGTAAACCGAATCGAAGAACAGAGGCGTAAAAATGGCTGACGTAGAAGTAACACTTGGAGCAAAAAACGAAGCTTCGGCGGTGTTGCGTCAGTTCTCGACCGAAGTAACGCAAACTGCGCAGCAAGTCGAGTTTTCGATCCGTGGACTAGCCCAATTGGCAGGCGTGACGGCAGCGGTAATTGGAATCGTCGAAGCGGGCAGGGCTATTGTGGGCTTTGCGTCGTCTTCGGTCGCGGCGTTCGACGATTTGAACCGATCATCGATCAAGCTTGCCGAGACCGTCGCTCTAATCCCAGGTGCTGGAAAGGCGGCATCGGATGAAATGGTCAAGGTTGCCAATAGCCTTGAGCGAATGACCAACGTAGATTCGGGACGCATCCAAGACCAAATGGCCCAAGCATTGCGGCGCGGTGCCGGTGTCGGCGATATTGAGGACATGGCCGAAGCGGCTTTGGGCTTATCGCGGGTGTTCGATCGGGATTTATCCTCAGCGATGCGGATGGTCGAAGATGCGGTAAAGGGCAACTTCGGGGCGTTCGAGGGGCTTATCCCGAACATCAACGAACTAGCCACAGCGGAAGAACGGCTAGCGGCGGTTAGTGAATTGGCCACCAAGGGGCTATTGAATAAAGCCGAGTCGGCGAAGCACGCAACCGAAGCGAGCGACGCGCTAAAGGTGGCAGCGCACAACCTCTACGAGGCTTTCGGGGCTTTGCTTGCACCGGTTCGAGATGTTGTCTATCGGGGCTTTGCGGTTGCCTTCGAGTACATTCAAAGCTCGATGATTCCGGCAATGGATGATTTCGTTCAGCACGGTGAAGACTTAGCAAACGCAATGCAGGACGTAGGCAAGACGATTGCAGAAGCTTTCGTTACTGGATTTACAGCGGCAGAGATTGCGGTATTCCGGTTCGAGGATGTTCTCGAGGTGATTTCGGCGTCGGTACTACTTTCGGCTAACAAGATCTACAACGACGTAGTGTTTGTATTCGACGGCTTGCTAGCTAAGGCTAATTGGTTCGTTGACGCATACGCAAAGCTTTTATCGGGGCGGTTTACCTTCGAGGATGTTTTGAAGGAGATGCCAGCCTTTGGCGAAAGGGCAGTAACGGAAACAGAAAAGAGCTTGCAGGCCATTCTCGATGAATCGGTCGGCAGCCTTACCGAAGATTTCGACGCAAAAATCCGAGAACGGCTAGCGGCATTGCAAGACGCGATGAAGCTAGAGATCGGCATCGATCTAAAGCCAAGGGCGGGGGCGGCCAGTGCGTTGCAGGATCAGATCCGATCACTAACCGCCTTTGAATCGCGGGTGCTTGTGCGAGGCCAAACGGATAGCCTAATCGATAAGCTAGTCAAGAACACGGCAGAGGCTAGCAAGCTACTTTCGAGCATTGACGGAACGCTAAAAAGCCCAACGGAAGCCCCGAGGGAACAATTCCAGCTACAGGAGATCCGCTAAATGCTCAACGACAAAATCTACAGCGTTGATCTTATGTGGAGCGGACTAGGCGGCGATATCTCCATTACCGACAACTTTCGGCGGGCCGACGCTAGGCTACAAAAGGTCTACCAGGTATTCACAACCCCCGACGCTTCCTTAAACGACGTTTTGCAAGCCCCTGGAATCCCGGCGGCTGGATCGTCATTCGGCAGCGGGTTTGATTTTGTGTTCGCAGTCCAGGCAAGCCCGAAGAGGCAGAGCCCGGTTTATTGGATCGTTACAGTACCCTATGAGGGGGAAGTATCCTTCGGCTCGGGCGGTCCACAGGGCAACCAAAACAACGGCGTACAAAGCCCATTGCTAGCCCCGGCGATTATCGATTTTGACGACGTAGAAGAGGAGCTAGAAATCGACGAGGATTTCGACGGCAATCCTTTGGTGACAGCCAACGGCGAACCCGTCAACGGAATCCGGCGTAAGTTCGCAGACCAAACCGTTACGATTCAAAAAAACATGCTGACGTTCTCAAGCTACGTTCAGGGTCGATACCGTCATTCGGTCAACTCCGATACTTTCCTGACATGGCCAGCGGGTACGGCGAAAATGCAAAAGTTGCGAGCCAAGGCGGTTGCCTCCCCCGAAACTCCCTTCGGCGGCTATTATCAAGTGACGGCGGTAATCCAGTTCCGATACCCTTACCGAACCACACCGGAAAAGGCTTGGTATTCGCGATCGCGCCATGAAGGGTACTATAAGCGGGTCGAGCTACCAGGGCCTCCGGTCAACGGAGTGCAACCTACGGCGATCGTCCGGGCAACTAGGGCAGGCGAACCAACAGCCAAGCCGGTGTTGCTTGATGAGCAGGGATTCCAGCTACCTGACGTAGATCCTCCGGCGCAGCAAACCGCGTTTTGGCAGGAAAAAAAGCTATACGAACCACTCAGTTACAACGCACTAGGACTTCTACCATAAGGCCAAAAAAATGAGCACGATTACCAGCGTCATTCTGCAAATTCCCGATCGATCACTGACAAACAACGACATCGCAGGCAATGCGAATATCGAACCATCGAAGCTAGGGCAAAAAGTCTTGGCCGAATACGTGGTCCCTGTTGAAGCCTTTAAGACGCATGACGCAGTGGCAAGCAATCTGCCCGCATCGGCAGCCAGCGACGATCTTGGGCTAGTTACAGGCACTTGGTTGACTAATCCGGTAAGGATCACGGCAGGGGATTGTAAAAACCTAGGGGCCACAACGCGAAGGGCCTATTTTTCGATACCAATCCCCCCGAACTATGACGACGGCGAAACAATTCAAGTCCGAATCCGAGCAGCAATGGAGACTACCCTAGCCTCGACCTCTTGCACGGTCGACCTAGAGGCCGTGGTAGGGTCAAGCGGAACGCCAACAGCGGATTTGGTAACTTCGGCGGCTCAGTCGATGAATAGCCTCACAGCGGCCAATTTCGACTTCACGATCAACGCGGCCAACGTGGACCCAGGGCAATTGCTCGAATGCCGACTGTCGATTTCGTGCAACGACACCGCGACAGCTACGGCGGTGACTCCAGCGGTCTACAAAGTATCCTTACTCGCAGACACCAGGGGCTAAGCGTGGCTCAAAAGGATATCGGGTACTACAGTCCAACGCTTGCGAAACGGATTCGCGATAATTCGTTCGCATGGGAACGCGAAAGGGCGGCAAAGCCGATCGAGATTCGGCAGTCGACCCCTGACCCGATTTACTTTTACAATGCGTCGACCGAAACGATACCGGCTTATGGTTGCATCCAAAAAGTCGGCATGGAAACTATCGGCGGGCAATCGATTATCAAAGTGGATATGCCGATCGATTACACCGCTTCGGTAATGGGTCCGTTTTTGCTCAATGGGCCAGCGGAGGTGGCGGCAAACGGGCTTGGCACGGCTCAATGGGGTCCAATCTTTCGAGCGAAAAAGGACTCAGCGACCTACTCGACCGGAACGCGGATGGGGCCGGTGGACGCGTCGTTCGACCTGTCGAAAGGATGCCTTTTTACGTTTATCGGTGACGACGAACAAGAGGATGACCTAATCAAGGTGATTGCTTGCGAAACGCCATTGCTGGCGGTGGCAGGATCGGGCATCGGTGCGAATAGCAGCGGGACCGTGACAGCCAAAGCTCCGGCG